CCTAGACGAAGACGCGATGGTCTGGCGCGACTTCGATTTAATTCTAGAAACGGACGAGCTGCCATGAGAGCGCCTGACCGCCTGCGGCTTGCTACCCGCGTCGTCGAGAAGATCAACCGCAGCGATCGGATGCTCGCGCTTGCGTGGGTCAGCAATGGCTATGCGGTCATCGCGGTACACGATTGGGTGGCGATGCTGCGAAACGGGCGGGCAACGCACGAGGATCTGGTCGCAATTTACGCGCCGCCGATTACCGTTGAGCAGGTGCTGGACGATCTGAGGGCGCACGGATGACCGACGACCGCCTTTCGTACCTGTTGGACGTATGGCGCGAATGGATTCGGCAGACGGATCACCGGCACGAGCTGGGCTATCCAAGCACCGCAGCAGGGATTCGTTACCGTGGCGGCACCGATTTCGAGACGATGGCCGACAGCATGGATCAGACACACGCGCTGGCGGTCGATGCGGCGATTGACAGCTTGGAGCCGCTTGAGCGCAGGGCGGTGCACCATGTCCTGATTCGCAGCCAGTGGGCCAGCAGCATCCCGTTGCAAGACGTGTTCGCTCGCGCACGAGAGATGCTCAAAATCACATTACATCGCAGGGGGATTGAATGACCAGAGAAGAAATTATTGTTTTGGCTTACAACATTGGGATATGCGAGGCCAATGGAGAGGATGACAACTCCAAAAACATTTCAGCCCAAATTGAACATTTCGCCAACGTTGTTGCTGCTGCTGAGCGCGAAGAATGCGCGAATCTGTGCTTGGAGACTCACCGGTTTTATGGGGCTGCGTTTGCCAATGCGATCAGGGCAAGGGGGATCGAATGACCTACGCCGACAATTTGCGCAAGGCTGTTGCCAACACCGGGAAGGTTTTTACGGAAATGGCCGAGGAAGTCAGAAGAAAAGAAAGCGAAGCGGATCGGAAAGAGCTTGACGCGCTATGGCATCAAGCGTTGTGCGAGGCGATAAAAGATGGCGAACAATTTACGCGGTATCACTTCGCCGCCCTTGTTGCCGCTGCCGAGCGCGAGGCGTGTGCAAGGTTGTGTATGGAGACTGAGCCGTTTTATGGGCAGATGTTTGCCGACGCTATCCGAGCAAAGGGGGTCGAATGACTGACAGAGAATTGCTGGAGCTTGCAGCGAAGGCGGCAGCAATGCCTGACGGTTCTTGGTACTGCGAACACCACGATGGGCGTGGCAAATATTGGAACCCATTAGCAGACGACGGCGATGCGCTGCGGCTGGCGGTGAATTTGTCTCTAAGCATAGACCTAGCCTTATGTACAACGTCCGTTTACCGGCACGACATTAAAAGCGTTACAGAAACAGAGATGCTTGACCCGTGCGCTGCCACTCGCCGCGCCATCGTTCGAGCCGCTGTTGAGGTTGGGCGGGTGGAGCCATGAAGCCGTATCGCAACTGGTATACGACCGCAGAGTTTGCCGCGCTCGCGGGTGTCAAGCCCGCAACGATTCACAACTCGTTATCCGAGAAACGGGCTTATGCAGGCGTAGTGCCAGCAAAGGGCCACAACGGCATTCTGCAATGGGACAAAGATCAAGTGACCGCTGCGCTGAAGCCAAAAACATATCACTACGCCTAATGACGTATCACGACGATACCATTACGCCGACCGCCCATTAGCCGGAGAATTTGCCTCGGGAAGGTGTCTCCGCTTTCCATGTCTGTCTCTCCTCCTCAGACTCATTTGCGCCCGCCTTGGGCGCTTTTTTTTACCCGGAACAATCCCAAGGGAACTCCGCAATGGCTGCTCGACTGCGCTCACGACATCAAGACGAAATCCGCGAAAAGATTCGCGCCAGTCAGTTGGTAAATAGGCTGACAGATTGCGCACTTGGCGATGTTGAGTTAACCGCGCAACAGCTAAAGGCAATCGAGATTCTTTTGCGTAAATCGCTGCCCGATTTATCGGCGGTGAGTATCGAAGGCTCAGGCGATAACGGCGAGATTCCGATCACGCTGATCGAGCGCCGGATCGTGCGTGTCAACGCTTCAGATTGACACCGCCGAGGTATTCGAGCCGCTACTAGCGCCCGCTCGCTATAAAGGCGCGTGGGGCGGTCGAGGATCAGGCAAGTCGCACTTCTTTGCCGAGCTGCTGGTCGAGGAATGTCTCGCAAACAAGGGCACCCGCGCTGTCAGCATCCGCGAGGTGCAGAAGACGCTGAAGGAGTCCAGCAAGCGTCTGATCGAAGACAAGCTGCGCACGCTTGGCGTAGCCACCGGGCACGGTTTCAAGGTCTTCAACGAAGTGATCCAGACGCCAGGCGATGGCGTGATTACCTTTACGGGTATGCAAGACCATACAGCGGACAGCATCAAGTCGCTGGAGGGCTACCGCATCGCGTGGGTCGAAGAGGCGCAATCGCTGTCGGCCAGATCGCTGCAACTGCTGCGACCGACGATTCGACTGGAAGGCTCCGAGCTGTGGTTTGGCTGGAATCCGCGCAGGAAGTCAGACGCGGTTGACGCCTTGTTGCGTGGTGAGATGCTGCCGACTGGCGCTGCGGTCGTCAACGCAAACTGGAAGGACAATCCGAAGTTTCCGGCGGTGCTCGAGCAGGAGCGCCTGGACTGTCTGCGTCTCCAGCCAGAGCAGTACGAGCATGTCTGGCAGGGTGCTTACGCAACCGTACTAGAGGGCGCGTACTACGCCGCATCGCTTGCGCTGGCTAAACAAGAGGGCCGCATCAGCCGGGTCGCTGCCGATCCGCTGCTTACCTTGCGAGCATTCGCCGACATTGGCGGCACTGGCGCACGAGCGGACGCATTCACGATCTGGATAGCGCAGTTCGTCGGCAAAGAGATCCGGGTTCTTGACTACTACGAAGCGCAGGGCCAGCCGCTCGCCACGCACTTAGCTTGGATGCGTAGTAAGGGCTACACGCCTGACCGCTGCCAGTGGTGGTTGCCGCATGACGGCGACACGCAAGACAAGGTTTTCGACGTTAGCTATGCGTCTGCGCTGAAAGACGCGCTTTACAAGGTCACGGTCGTGCCAAACCAAGGGAAGGGCGCTGCAAAGGCGCGGATTGAAGCAGCACGCCGCTTGTTTCCGAGCATCTGGTTTAACGACACACCGACCGAGCCGGGGCGCGATGCGTTGGGCTGGTATCACGAAAAGAAAGACGAAGCGCGAAACATCGGGCTAGGCCCGGATCACGACTGGTCGAGTCACGGCGCAGATGCCTTCGGGCTGATGTGCGTGGCCTACGAAGAACCGCACGTTCGCCGCCCTCCGCGCGACGAGCAAACATCTTGGATGAGCTAAATGGCCGACCGCGACACGATTGCCGATGCGAAGGAGCGATTCAGGCTCGCGCACGACTCGGAGTCCGAGAACCGCGAGGCGCAGCTCGACGACCTTATGTTTGCCCGTATGGGTGACCAATGGCCCGCCGCTGTTCGCCGGCAACGCGAGCTAGAGGGCCGTCCGTGTCTTACGATCAACCGCTTGCCCGCGTTCGCTCGGCAGGTTGTCAACGACGCGAGGCAGAACAAGCCCGCGATCCGCATTCGCCCTGCTGACAGCAACGCCGACATCAAGACCGCCGAGATTTACACCGGCCTGATCCGAAATATTGAGCAGAGCAGCAATGCCGATGTGGCGTATGACACCGCTCTCGAAAGCGCCGTTTACACGGGCGTCGGTTACTTCCGCATCAAGACCGACTACGCCCACGACGACACTTTCGATCTCGATATCTGCATCGAGCGCGTTGCGAATGCGTTCACGGTTTATGGCGACCCAATGTCGCAAGCGGCTGATGCCAGCGACTGGCGTTACGGCTTCGTCACCGAGATGCTTTCGACCGAAGATTTCCATGCCCGCTACGGCAAGGAAACGCAGGCAAGCGACTGGTCGGCTGATGGCGACGACAAAGATTCGCTGTGGCTGACCGAGGACTCTGTGCGGATCGCGGAGTATTGGGACCGCGAAGAGTATCTGAAGCCCATCGTGGCGCTGTCCAACGGGCAGGTTATTAGCGCCGACCAGTACAAGCAGCACCAGGCGCTTTGGCTCGCGCAGGGCGTGACGGTGGTCGGCGACCGCGATACACGGTGCTACAAGGTCACGCAGACGCTGATGACCGGCACCGAGGTGCTGGAGAAAAACGCATGGCCGGGCAAGTTCATTCCAATCGTGCCGGTCTACGGGGACGAAGTGAATGTGCAGGGCAAGCGGTATTTCCGCAGCCTGATACGCGATGCCCGCGACTCGCAGTCAATGTTCAACTTCTGGCGCACTGCAAGCACCGAGCTTGTAGCACTCGCGCCTAAAGCACCGTTTATCGGCCCGCGTGGGGCTTTTGATGGCGACCCGAAGTGGCAGTCGGCTAACACCAAAAGCCATCCTTATTTGGAATACGAAGGCGGCGTGCCACCGCAGCGTCAACCCTTTGCAGGCGTGCCCGCTGGGGCGCTTCAGGAGGCGCTGAATTCGTCGGACGACATAAAGGCGATCTTGGGGATTTACGACGCATCCCTAGGCGCTCGGAGCAACGAAACATCGGGCCGCGCAATTATGGCTCGGCAGCGTGAAGGCGATGTCAGCACCTTTCACTTCATCGACAACCTGAGCCGCGCTATCAAGTACGCCGGGCGCTGCCTGATCGACTTGATCCCCGCCGTCTATAACAAGCCACGCATGCTGCGCGTGTTGGGCGAGGATGGCTCGGTCGAGAATGTGCAGGTCAACGGCCAGCCAGACGAATACGGGCAGGTCTATGAGCTGGCGCGTGGCAAATACGACCTAGTGGTCGATACCGGCCCGTCCTTCAGCAGCAAGCGCGAAGAGATGAGCCAATTTCTGCTCGAGTTCATGCGCTCCGCACCGCAGGCAGGCCCGCTGGTGATGGACATGGTTGCCAAGAGCATGGACTTCCCGGAGTCCGACAAGATCGCCCGGCGATTCCAGTCGATGCTGCCGCCGCAGATCCAGCAGATGGAGTCGCAGGGCGAAAAGGCTGATTCGCCCGAAGTGCTGATGCAGCAACTTCTGCAAGCGCAGGGCCAGTTGCAGCAGATGGGCCAGCAGATGCAGCAGATGCAACAGGCGCTAGAGATGGAGCAGGTCAAGGCGCAAGCCGACTTGCAGGCCGAGCGCGAGAAAACTCAGATGCAAATTCAGGCCGAGATTGAGAAGTCGCGCATCAAGGCGCAGTCCGAGATTCAGAAGGCGCAACTTGACATCGAGGGCGACATCGCAAGCGAGCGGATTCGCGCTGACAGTGCCATCAGGCAGGCCCGCATCGGGGCTGTGGCGGCTCGCAACGAGACAACGCTTGCCGTCCTGCGTGGCAAGCGTCCTAAGCCCGTGGTGCCGCAATGACGGATGACTCGCAGGACATGCCCGAAGGGATCGAGGATCAACCGCTTGAGGGCGAAGAATTCGAGGACTTCGACGTAGCGTCAGAGCTGTCTATCGGCATTCGCACGATGGTCGAGCTTCAGCAGCAGCAACTGCAACTGATGGCCGCGCTGGTCGATCAGTTGTCTCG